GAAGTCCTCGTAGTCGGCCGCGAAGCCGGAGCTGAAGGCGTTGACGAAGTGCAGCTGGTCCATCAGTCGAATGTTCAAAGTATTCTACCTCCCTTCTCGCGCGTCGGCGCTCAGATGGCCGCCAACAGGACGACCGGGGACATATAGTGGGTCGTCGCGTAGCGCGGGGTCATGTACGTTCTCCACCAGGGCTGGCCGTCCATGCGGAAAGAGAACCGGAAGGCGGTCTGCCTGTAATCGAACTTCAGGTGGATCGATGAGTCGGCCACCAGGCCGCGCCCCCGCTTCTGGCCGAGGACGTACTGGCTGAAGTCCACGAGCATCAGGTCGCCGGCGTCGCCGAGCTTCTGCGCGTGCTCCGTCACGATCCGCGGCAGGCCCAGGAGCGGCACGGGCGGCGTCTGGACGCCCTGGCCGGAGGCGATGATCACGGTCGATCCGCCGGTCCCGACCGCCTGGTTGAGCCTGAGCATGTCGGGCAATGAGTCCGGGCCGTGCAGCCAGACCGCGTTCTTGTATGACTGCGACGGCAGGCGGGCCAGCATCTTGACCACGTTGGCCCAGACTATCGTGTCGGTCGTCTGGCTGGTCTCGCCGGAGACTGAGACGGCGCAACTGGCGTTGATCACGCCGAGCGGCTGGCCGGCCCCGGTGCCGTTGATGATGATCTCATCCATGGTCCAGGCAAAGGCGTCGCCGAAGGCCTTGGTCAAAATCGGCTCCAGCGAGATCGGGCTGTCCTCCAGCATTGAGTTGGTGGCGAATACCAGCCCGGTCAGGTCGTGGAGGTTGAGCCTGATGAGCTCGAACTTCGGCTTGCTCTCCGTGAGCAGCTCCTCCTGGCCGGCCCAGTAGAGCATGATCGCGCCCTGGACGTAGCCGGAGCTGTGGTCGTAGCCGCCGATCGCCGGAATCTCGATGGAGCCGACCGACATTGGCATCTGGGTACAGCGCGCGGCGAAGTTGCTCTGCTCCAGGCCGATCTCCAGGACCTGGTTCGAGAACTCGGTCGGGATCAGATAGCCGCCCGAAACGCCCTCGTCCTCGCGCAGGCCGTCCCCGGCGGCTTTCGCACGGCGCAGCGTCTCATAGTCGACGAGGCGCTTGTCGATCTCGCCGCCGCCCTTGTGGCCGATCACCTCGGCGCGATAGACCGACTGCGCGAAGTCGGCGAAGTTCTTGAAGCCGGCCTTGGGGTCCTCGCGCTCGTCGGGCTTCCGCCCGGCGGCCAGCTTGTTCTCGCTGACGATGCTGGACAGCTCGCCGATCTGCTTCTCAAACGCGGCGACATGCTCCTGCCATTTCTCGTCCCGCTGCTTCTCGGAGACCTCGTAGGCCTTTTGGACGGCCTGCTCGGTCATTTTGAGGACCTGCTCCATCGACAGCTCGAGGGTCCCCGTCTTTTCGTCTCTCATCATGGTCTCTCCTGTTCAGGTTGCTCCGCGCCCCCCGCGCCGTCTCCCGGTCCGGCCACCGTCGGTCTCCAGCCCCCGCGCCCGCGCCTGGCGCCTGCTCTCCGGCCACCTCCGGCGCTGCTGTGGGGCCTGACCGCTCCGGGCCTCGCCCGGGACTCGCGGGAATCGCGCGTCGAAATCGATCGTTTTGCTTGTCTGCTCAGGCGGGGATCAGAACGGCGTCCCCGAAAGTCGTTTGAAGTTCTCGATCATCTGAGTCATCAGCCGCTCCTCGGACGCCCGCGAGGCCGCGACCACGGCCCGCGCGATGGTCTCCGACAGCTCGGCGGCGTTCACGCGGATTAACGGCCCCGACGGCTCTGTGCCCGGCGTCAGGGGCAGCGGCGCCTCCCGCGTGATGCGGATCATGGGCGGCTCTGCCTTCTCCGGTGCAGCGTCCCCGGCGGGCTTCGGCTCCGAGGCGGCCAACAGCTCCTTCAGGGCCGCAGCGGCCTCGGCCATCGCGGCGACGGCCTTCTCGACGGTCGCCCGGTTCTTGCCGGACAGGACGCGGCCCTCCTTGACGGCGGCCTTCCCAGGTCCCGGCCTCTCGACTCGGCGCATTTTGCCGCCGCACTCCGGGCACTTGATCTGGTCGCAGTGCTCGGCGCTGGTCAGTGTGTGCCCGCAGTCCAGGCATTCGCATTCGTACTCGGCCTTGGCGTCAGGCTCAGGCTCCGCCTCCGGTTCGACAACCTTCAGCGCATCCGGATGGTCAGCCACCCACGTCTTTGCGGCGGCCAGCGTCCAACCCTCGGACTTCGGGAAGATGATGCTCTGAATCGTCATGGTATCCTGGCCCTTGAGCTTGCCCTGGACGGAACTCACCTGCGGCTTCTTCTCCTGGAGGGTCACGGTCCGCATGGTCCCGTCCTGGAAGTCGGCGGGATCGCGCACCCGGCGTCGGAAACTGCTCTCGGTCTCGTCCCAGCCGGGCTTCTCGACGATCTCCCGGACGGCTCGCTCGATTTCCGCCCGGACCTCGGGGCCGCCGAAGCCGCCGTCGCCGTCCTTGCGCACGTCGAGCAGGAGTTCCCCGGCGGCGTCGTGGTAGCGCAGCGCCGGCTCCTCCCACGGCTGGACCGTCCGGTGAACAAGCCGGACCACGTAGCGGGCGGCCTCGTCGTCCGGCAGGTGGTCCAGGCCGGGCAGGACGCCCTTGGCGACCGCGATGGAGACGGCCTCCTGGTTGGCCGGGACGGGCACGTCGGAGTACTCCAGCAGCGCCCATTTGGTGTATATCCGCTTCGGGACCGCCGTCGGCGCCTTGCCATAGGCCGCCTTGAACTCGCCGCGCCAGGCTGTCAGGGCCTTCTCCCAGCCGGCGGCGTCCTGGTCGCGCGGCGTGACCGCCTCAAGCGGGATGAACCCGATGGACTCGGCCAGGGGGTTGCCGCGCTTGCGGTAGCCGTAGACCTTCTGCGCCTCCTCGTGCTCGTCGTAGATGGTCTTCGCCACCAGGCCGGGGCCGTCCGGTTTGATCCAGACGTTCATACCGAGCGGCAACGTGTCGTATTTATGCGCCCAGAGGACCACCGGGTTGCGCCGGTAGTCGGTCAGGTCGCCTCCGGACGGCAAGACCACTTCCTCGTCGCGGTCGACGGCCAGGGTAGTGATGTAGGACACCGCGCCCCGCTCGCCCTCGGGGAACTCCACGTCGGCGGGGACCAGGCCCTTACGGATGAACGGGACCTCGTCGGCTTTCCCGAACCGGCCCCGAAGGGCCTCCGGGACGCCGACGCCGGGCATGACCTCAGCCAGGGTCTTCCGGGTGGTGATGAGCTCCATCGGGTCACGCCTCCTTGATTATGGGAATTATGTCGCAGCGGCAGTTCGGATGCAGCGGTGGATATTGGATCGCCTCATATTCGACCGTCAGGTTGCCGGCGGCCCCGCCGGAAATCTCGTCGCCCTTGTTGGCGAAGTTGTCCGCCAGGGGTATGCCGCCCGCGTCCGGGCCGTATCTCTGGTCCATCTCGGCGCAGAAGTCGCAAAGCCGCTCGTCGTCGGCGATCAGCCACGCTTTCGACTCCACCACGCCGGACTGCTCCCAGGCCGACTGTGCCCCCTCGTGGCTCGCCCAGATGGTCTCCGTCCGCGCGATCATCCGCGCCCGGCTGGCCGTCGCGGCCTCGAACACCTGGCTCACCCGCGCCGACAGCTCCGGCATGGTCTCCCCGGCGTCGATCCCGGCGGCCAGCGTCCGGCGGATGGACCGGCGGGTCGTCTCGGTCACCTCGGCGGCGAACTTCCGGGTCCGGTTGCGCAGCTTGCGGGCCACGCCCGGGTCGTCCACGTTGAAGGCGACGCCCGCGCCCAGGACCTCCTCCATCGCCCGGTCGCCGTTCTGCTTGGCGATCCCGACGATGAACGGCGTCCCGCGCTCGATCTGGAGGTCTCGCCACTTCTCGTATGAGAACAGCCAGGTGTTGATCGCGTCCTTGCGGCGGGCGGCGGCCTTCGGGGACCGGCGCATGTTCCGCAGCACCTCGGCCTCCATCTCGCCGAAGCTCTTGACCAGGCTCGCCTCGAAATTCTTCTCCCAGGGCGCCTGGAGCTTGATGAACGCCTGCCAGCGGGCGGACAGTTCGGCATCCCGGGCCGATTCTCGCTCGATCTCGCGGACCAGCCGGTCGGCGACCATCGCGGCCGAGCGGTCCGACAGCAGGCAGGACGGCAGGCCGCTCATGCCCGCACCCCATCGGCGGCGAGGCGGCGGCGGACCTTCTCGGCCACCAGCCCGGCGAAAGCTTGGAGCTGATCCCCGGAGGCGTCCCCGGCCTGGATCAGCATGCTCGACAGCCAGGGGCCATCGCCCCAGGCGCGCGGCCCGAGGCCATCCTGCTGGCGCTCCTCGTTGATGTCCGCGTAGCCGGTATCCAGGTGCGCCCTGATCTGCTCCAGCCGCAGCTGCTCGTCCGCCGGGACCGGGTTGTCGAAGGCGCAGAACAGGTCCGGGGAGAACATCGGCAGGAGCTTCTCGTTCAGCTTCTCCTCCATGCGGTGCAGCCGGGGCGCGACGGCGTACTTGCTGTAGGTGTACTCTGCCTGCTCGCTATTCGCCCGGTTGGACTCCTCAGAGTACATCCCGAGGTTCTGGCCGAAGGCGTTCATGATCTCTTCCTTGGTCAGCCGGCGGCCGGCCAGGAAGTTGAGCTCGCGGGGCGAGAGGCTGATCTGTTTGTAATGGACGCCCTTCTCCAGAAGGGCGACCTTGCCGGCGGCGCTCGTATCGCCGTAAGTGTTGACCCACTCCTCTTTCATCCGGTCGAACTCGTCTTTTTTGAGAGTTTCGTCCACCTCCAGCACGCCGTCGGGCCGGGCCATGTTCTTGAACGTCGCCCGCTCGTAGCGGGACATCTGCTCGCCGATCAGGACGGCGTCGATCACGGCGGCCAGCGGCCCCATGCCGTAGTATTCCGAGTGAGGGGACGGGAACTTGAAGTGGATGATCTCCGATTCGTCGAACGGGACGCGCTCCATGCCCGTCTCGTAGACGTAGCCGGCGATGAACTGCTTCCGGTCGGGAACTATCCGCATCCCCTGGGCCGGGACCGGCCACAGTTCGGCGGGTTGGCCCAGACGGTTGCGCAGGACGTACCAGTAGGCGTTGCCCAAAAGCTCCAGGAAAAGCTCGGTGGTCTCCATCAGGTAGAATCGATTCATGAATTTGTTGACGCGGCGGAACAGCCGGAGGAACTGGTGGTCGGTCAGTTCCTCGATCTCGGCGGCCTTCTGGAAGGCGGCCAGGCCGGCCACGACGGGGTTCAGTTCGAGCTCCCGGTGGAGCCGCCGGTCGACGGCGCGGGACGGGAACAGAACCTTGACGTCCCTGGAGGGCTTGCTGACGAACAGGCGGAGGTTGCCGTGCGCGACGGCGGTGGCGTTCCGGCTGGCGCAGATGTAGGTCCAGCTCTTGCAGAGCCGGACCAGCGCCTCGAAGTCACCCCTGGTCGTCAGCGGCCGGCCGTAGTCCCAGGCCGGCAGCAGAGCGCCGGCGAGCGCGTTGGGCCGCATCGGCGTGGACTCGGCGGCGGCGTCCATGCGCTGGGCGCGGGCGATGGCCAGGGTCATTTCGCGGAGGCCCACGGTCAAGTCACCCCCTGGAGCCTCAGCCAGTTGGTGACCACGGTCGCGAACACCAGCGTGAGCGTCAGAATGGCCACGGCGATCAGGCCGACGATCCAGGCCAGGCCGTGGTAGTAGAGCAGGCGGCCGATCAGCCGGGTCTCCCGCAGCTTTTCGAGCATGACCACGAAGTAGATCGTGTAGGCCGACCAGGCCAGGTAGAACAAGAAGCAGAGGCCGACGGCGGCGGTCATCACCGGGTTGGTCAGAAGCAAGGCGGTCATCCTCCGTGAAAAAGAAAAAGCCCACCCCCGCCACCCTTGCCTTGGGTGGTAGGAGCGGGCTGGACAGGACCTTTCGGGGGAGGGGACCCCTCCCCGCGATTCTCAGGCTATCTCAGGACCCGTTTTTTCGGCTGATTTCCTGCGGCTCGACGTCTGCGTGTTGCTTCACCGCAGTTATTCCTCCCTGGGATAGGTGTATTTCAATGCTACCGTTGTAGTGAGCATATTTGAGTCCGCGCAGAAAGTCAAGAACTTTTTCAGGGGTCCACTTGCCCGGAGCCATCTCAGCCAATGCCGAGCTCCCGGATGAACCGCCTGACGACCTCCGCCGGCGGGGGGACCCCCTCGTGCGACCGCCCGGCGTCGCCGCCGTCCGCGCTCGGCCCCGGCTTGAGGTAGAAGTAGAGACCTTTCGGGATTTGCTGCCGGGCCTCCTCCGGCGTCCCGACGAAGTGCCGGAGTGTCAGGCTGGCGCCGTCGCGCTCGATGATGACGCCCTCGGGGATGCCCGGCAGTCCCGCCGCGTTGTCCGGCACCGAGGCCTCGCCGCCGGACTGCTTGACCAGCGCGATCAGGCTGCCGATCAGAAGCCGGAAGACCTCGGGGTCGACCAACTGCATAGCGCCAGGGGGAAGGTTCACGGTAACTCCCCGAGCACCCGTCGCGCCCTGGCCCGCGCCCGCTCCAGCCGCGCAGTCGCCAGGCGCAACTCCCGGATCACGTCCGCGGTCGCGGCGTCGATCTCCCGGAGGGCATCGCCAGCATCGTCAGTCCGGCGGGCCAGCTCGGCGGTCAGTGCGGCCTCCCGCTTTCCGGCGGCTGCGGTTCGGGAGCGGGTTCCTCTTCCGGCCACGGCCCCTTCCGGATCAGGCGACCGTCGAGGCCGCCGGGCAGCAGCTCCATGATACGATATTTCCCGCCGCCTATCAGCAGCGCTTGGGCGTTCTTCCCGACCGGGATCACCTCCCCCGGCTCCGGCAGGCGGTCCAGCGTGAACACGGGACCGATCTTTGCCGTCATGGTCGCCGTCAATTTCGCCTTCGCCATTTTCTTTTTTCTCCTTTCGTTTCGCCTGGCCGTCTGGCCGCAGCGTCCGCGCCCTCCCGGGTAGCCGCCGCGCAGTCTCACTGAACGGCATCCCCGCCTGCGAGTCCCGGCAGTCCCGCCGGATGATCTCCCGCGCGGCCTCGTCGAAGTCGGGGTCGCCGGGGCGCAGCAGACCGAGCTTGCGGGCGGCGGCTTCGTCGCCCTCGGCCTTGGCGCGGCGCAGCAGTTCGGCGGGATCGTCGGCAAACACCGGTTGAGAATGGCTCACGTCGCAAACCTCAAAAATCGCTCAGGACTGGCGATGTCCCCCGCCGGGTAGTTCCGGGCATCCCCCGGCGCGGTTACGGCTCCCTCCCCTGGCCACGCTCGCCTGGCGGCCCTCCGGCGCCGGGGCCGAGGGACCGCAGGAAGGCGTCGACGACCTCGCCAGGTGGAGGCCCCGGGTCCGGGAAGACGCAGCGGCAGTTGACGTGCGGCGTCATCAGCCGGTTCATCCGCTCGGTCCACTTGCGCTCCTGGGCGTCGCGCCGCCGCCGCTCGCGGACCTCGCGCACCCAAGGGGTCACCAGGTCCACCATGATGTCTTCGTTGACGCTCAGGACACAGACCACGAGGCAGAGGACCAGCCATATGATGAGCAGCGCCACCGGCGGGGTCGGCATCACGGCTCCACCCGCTCCATCTCGCGGCCACAAACGCCGTACTGCGTGTTGTCGCCCCCGAAAAGCGGCGCCTGGCACTTCTGCGGCTCTCCGGTGTCCGGCCTTTCGGTCTCGCCATGCACCGGGCAGCGAAACCGCCGGAACCGGAAGGCGTTGACAGCCGCCCACCGCTCCAGCTGGATTCGCTCGGCGGTCTTGTCATGGTCGGTCCCGGCGTTCTCGTGGTGGCCGCAGTTGCACCACCAGATCATCGGGTACTGCGTCGGATAGGATGTCAGACAGCGCCCGTCGGAGATGCGGATCATCAGCCGGCCGCAGTCCGGGCAGGTCTTGGTCTCCGGGGCTGCGCCGGCGGCGTCCCGGGCGACCACGCGGAGGCGGGCGCCGCCGTCCAGGATCAGTATGCGCTTGGCTGCGACCGATGCCCCGGCGATGTCGAGGGCCTGCAACATGTCCATGCGAAGTATCTCATATTGAGCGCCGGTCAGCGGCTTCGGCACCTCCAGGACCAGGACCTCTCCATCCCGGAGCGTCAGCCGGCTCAGGTCGCCGCGGATGGTGATGTCGACCGCCGCCGTTTTTTCCTGCTTTTTCTTCATGTCCTCAGCCTCCTTGGTTTAACGGCCTACGTGATCCGCCGGATGCGGGGACGGCCCCCGGTTTCCAGGTCGTGCAGGTAGTGCAGACTATACCGGACCGCGTCGAGTCCGTGGTCGTTCAGCTTGATCGGCTCGTCGAGCGGCATCCCGTTCTTCTCTCGCCAGCGGTAGCCCTCCAGCTCCTTGATCAGCCCGACGGAGCCGCGATGCACGTGCATTGTCCGCCGCTTGCACACGTCGATCCCGGCCATGACTGACCCGGGCCCCTTCTCGCAGGCCCGGACGGAGTAGCCCGCGTCCCCGATCTCCTTGATGGCCTCCGGCTTCTCCTCGTCGGCGATTATCTCCCAGCCCCGGTTGACGCCGAGCTCGCCCATCCGGGCGATCAGCTCCCGGTTCGTCATCCCCCGCTCGTAGACCAGCTCGCGCAGCCACGGCTCGCCGTCCCGGATGCCGATCTCCACCAGGGCGGTCTCGACCGTGAAGCCGAAGTCGAGGCCGTAGATCACGATGTCGAAGCTGCCGGGCCAGTCGTCCTCGACGCGCCAGTTATCATAGATCAGGCCCCTCAGCTCGCCCCACTCGCCGAGCGTGTAGACCCGGTGGTAGTTCTCGTTCTCCCGCTCATAGGCCTCAAGCTGGCCCCGGTAGTCGTCGTCCAGGAAGCGGTTGTCCTTGTAGGTCGAGTGGTGGAGCTCCGTCTGCTGGAGCCGGTGCGCCGGGGTTTTCGGGTCGAAGAAGTGCTGGTAGACCCAGTTGCGGCGGCTGATCGGGTTGAAGCTGAGCATGATCTGGAAGTAGGTCAGCGGGCGGTCATGCGGCCCCCGGCGGCCCCGGAGCCGGAGGTTGACCTGCGTGAAGTCATCTGGGGTGAACTCCGTCGCCTCCTCCATCCAGGCCGTCGTGATCCCGCTCAAGCTCTTGAGCTTCTCCGGATCGTCCACGCCCTGGCAGTAGTCGACCGTCCCGTCGATCCAGTGGAACGTCATGTCCGTCTCGTGCGTCTCGACCAGCGGGCGCAGCTCCCACTCGGCGATCCAGTCCTTCATGTCCCTGAACACGGACCGCCGCGCCGCCGGACCGGTCTTGCGCAGTAGGAGGAAGCTGTGCCGGATGCCGCGCTGGAGGCCGAGGATGCGCCGCGTGAGAAGCTTCTGGGCGCAGAACTGCGACTTGCCCGCGCCGGCACCGCCCCGGAGGACCAGGAAGCGCTTGCGGCAGGTCATCAGCGGCCAGAAGGCGTCGTTGACGGTCTCGCGGAGGCCGGTCAGGTCGATGTCCAGGTCCATGCCGTTATTGTATCACCTTCTCGGCGAGACCGGCCTCCTGGACTTCATTTTCCAGGTCAAGTCCGAGTTGCAGGTCGTCTATCGCCATGAAGACCTTGGTGAATTCGTTCAGCCCCCGGAACTTATTACGCCAGATCAGGAGTCCGCTGAGCGCATCTTGAAAAACGCTCTTGCGCTGCTCTTCGTCGGACAGGGCGTCCGGCACCGAACAATAACTGCGTTCGCCGTCATCATCCGGCAGGCTGACATAGGCCCTTATCGGCTCACTTTCCTTCTCCTCCGTTTCGTAAATGACCACCAGACAAGCGACAAGCTGGCGAGCCTGCCAGAGCCTATGTTCCTGGCCGGCTATGGTATCATCCCATTCGAACACGGAATGAAGGGGAGATTTTTTGCCTTTAGCGGCCTTCACGATTGCCGGCGGCTGAAGCTTGCCGTCATTCTTCTCCCGTATGGTTTCAAAACACTCATGCGCGACTTGGGGATCGACCCCGAACCGTGCTCCCGATTTCCACTGATAAACCATGCCCATCACTTCACCCTCCGGTTAAAAGAAACCACGCTTTGTCTTCTTTTTTTGGCTGTCGCCCCGCCCAGATCGGACAGGGCGACAACCGTCAACCCGTGCCACGCCTTGCCACGCCCCGCCATGCCGTGCCAAGCCACGCCAAGCCGTGCCTCGCCGCCTACTTCCGTAGCCCTTGAAGCCTCAGCGGCCGCAGCGCCCCGATCTGCCGCTGGGCCTCCCGCGCGTCCTCCCGGTCGGCGAACTCGATCTCGCAGTGGACCGTCAGGACGTGCCGCCGGCCGGCCGTCGCGAGGATCGTCTGCCGGTTCACCCCTCGCAGGCCGTTAACCTCCAGGTCGCGCTTGACCCGCGCCTCGCGCTCGGCCCGGGCCTTCTCGGCGGCGGCGCGCGCCAGGGCGGCCTCCTCCTCGGGCGTCAAATCTCGCTTGTCTGCCATGCTCCCTCCCTCCAGGTTTTGCCATGTTTCCAGCTCATGTAAAAGTCCAGCCAGATTTCGTCGGCGGTCTTGCCCTCGTAGTCCTTGTCGGCGTCCAGATAGTCATCGATGAACGTCCAGAATACCAGAACGATGTCCTCTCCCCGCGCCTGCCCGATCATCCGCTGGAGATATCCCTGGTCCGGCAGGAAGACCACCGGGCACTCGCCGTCCGGGACGGCCCTCGGCTCCCCCGCCGGCTCCCGCTCCCGGGCGCGGTCGGCGTCGATCAGCATGAACGGCAGACCGCCGCGCTCCGGCATCGGCTCGCCGAGCCGGGCCATTGTCCGCCGGGAGGCCCACAGGGCCACGCAGACGCGGCCGATCCGGCGGTCCCAGACCAGCATCGGGAGCGCGGCCACCATCTCCGGGAAGGGCCGCCGCCCGATGGCATCCTGGAGCTCCGTCGCCGCCTGGTACTTGGCGACCAGGCCGGGCGTGACATCGGCGGGGATCACGGCTTCGCCCCGGCTTTCTTCTCCCGCGCCTCGCGGGCGGCGATCCGCTCCATGAACCGCCGGGCCGCCATGACTTCGCCGAGGTCGCGCTCCAGGTCGTTGCGCTGCTGCTGGAGCCGGCGCAGCTCCTCCGCCGTGGCTTCGAGTTCCTTCTTCAGGGCGGCCTCGATGCGGGCAAGGCCGTCCGCGGTCATGTCTGCTGGCATGTTCCCTCCTCTCGGTTTGGGTCAGGCGTCCTCCGGCCCGATCCCCGGCGCCGGCTTGACGCGAATCTTGATCTCGTGGCTGTCGGTGGTCTCGCCGCGCACCAGGCGGTCGGCCTTGATGAGGTTCACGTGGCAGTCCACGAGCCTTTTCATGTCCTCGATGTCCTTCACGCTCAGCGTCGGGTTGAGCTTCAGCTTGCCCTCGCCGTTCTTCACCAGGGCCGTCGCCAGGGACAGCCGGATCAGGTTGAGGCTCTGGTTGATCTCCTGGAGGTGCTGCGCGGTCGACCGGACGACGGCCTGGTCGGTCCGGCGCTCCAGCGCCTCGCCGTTCACGCGGTCCCGCTCGGCCACGCGCCGCTGCCACTCAAGGGACCGGCTCCACTGCTCCGCCGTCCGCTTGACGACACCAAACTGGGCGGCGACCGCTTCGAGGGTCCGGCCCTCGCCGAGACCGTAGTAGTAGTCGAACGCCTCCCGGTGCTGGAGGGTCTCGGTCACGGTTTCCTCCACGCTACCGCCAGCAGCGCCAGGACCAGCGATCCGCCGGCCAGCAGATACCAGGCGTCCGGTCCCCAATTCTCGGTCGCCACGCGGAACAGGCTGAGGCCGAGCAGGGCCAGCGAACCGACGGTCAGAGCCGTCCTCATGGCTCGGGTTTATCCGCCTGCTCGGCCCCGGCCATCCCGGAATCGCCCAAGGTAGGCAATGCCCGGCCTGTACCGTCTGCGGCGTCCAGGGGGAGAATCGGCACGTAGGGGCTCGGACGCCCCTTCCAGTGAGCCTCAAGGAACCGGCGGTCCTCCGGCGTCAATCCGACGGGATGATACTCAAGCTCACTCATGTCGTCTCCAATATACCCCCCGGCGGCCTTCCGGTCAAGGGGTCCCCGGCGGTCCCCCCGACGCGGGGTCAGTCAGGCCAGCCACCGGCGCAGGTCGGCCTTGAGGTAATATGCCGCGCCCAAGGATTCCAGTTTGGCCTTGACCGCTCGGGCAAATACGGGCCAATCGATTTCGCGGGCCTCGGCGCGGTGATTCAGGGTGCCGACCTTGTAGTGGTCAACGTAGCCGTGAGTCCGCTCGATGATCGCCAGCGTCTCGGCTGGATCGATCACAGGCTCAAGGCTGGCCCAGGTCGCTATCCCGGCGGCCTTCGCCAGCCGCAGCGTCTCGAACCGATCCTCCGGCGGCGCGGCTCCCGGCTCCCAATGGCGCGACTTCTCCGGCGTGATGAACGTCAGGGTCATGCCGAAAATTCCGTGCGCCTGCCGGATTAGATCGAAATCGCGCCGGGCGAGGCTCGCCTTGGTGAGGATGCGCGGGATCACATCGGCGTCGCGCATCAATTCGAGCGTTCGCCGGGTCAGGCCGTGCTCGGCCTCGATTGGCTGGTAGGGGTCGCAGGAGAAACACAGGAGCACTTCGCGGCCCCAGTATCCGGGCAGCTCGGCCTCAAGGGCCTGGATAATGCCCAGCCTCGGCGCGGCGCAGCCGAAGGTATCAACCGTCTGATGCCGGATCGCTGGCATATAGCAATATCCGCAGCGGTGGCCGCAGCCGGCGTAAAGATTGGCCGCCAGGTCGCAATACTCGGCGGCGCGGCCTTTCGGTTCGTAGACAGCCTTCATGTGCCCTCCGGGGTTTCGGTTTTTTCGGCCAGCCGTTCCAGCGCCAGGCCGAGATAGGGCGGCAACGGATGTAGGCCGGACTCCCACCGCGAGACCGTGGTGACGGTCACGCCGAGGGCGGCGGCGAGCCGGGCCTGGGTGTAGCCGTTTGCGGCTCGCCACGATTTCAGCCCATTGTCCTGGGCGCTTATTCCGCTTTGAACCATAATTCAACCTCGGATTCCACGGCGAGCTCATATCTATCATCGCCAGTCCAGACCTTAAATCCCGGTATTTTGCCGCCGATCAAGACGCGACTTTCAACTTTGCCCCGGAAGGGCAGGCCGGACCTGTCCTTGATCCAGTCTCCTATCTCCACTGGTTGCATCACGACTCCTTGGACCGAATCCGTCTAAGCCACGGCCTCCGCCAGCAACCGATGATCATACTCAATGTCTGCCTTGAGTTCCCGGAAAATTCTCCGGGCGTAGCTCGGTGAATAGCCCGATGCTACGTAATCGATTCCGGCATCGCTGAATCTGGCATACCAGCGACCGCTCCCCTCGGGCATATCGCCCGGCATGGCCGAATAAACCTGACCGTGCTCGCGGGAATACTCCACGACGGTCATTTTGCCGTCGGTGGTCCGTCGCAAGAGCAGGAACTGCTCTCCTGCGGTCTCCTCGACCATTTCCCATTTCGCGCCCATCGTCTCCGCTCCTTCCGCCCCATCGGGCGGCGTTGAGGTTGCTCAACCATCTCTGCTAATAATATAGTCTATTATATACGTCATGTCAAGCCTTTTTCTTGCTTTTCGTCTTTCGCCCCAAAATATCGTCCTCCGCACGTGTCCCATAATCGATCTTTTTATTCCGGCCTATGTAATTATACCCGTTTCCAAAAAAGACGCCGTAAATCGCGCCTGTAAAACATTTCTACGCAACAGTTTACGGCCTCGACTCCATTTTCTGCCACTACCCGTTTTGCCCCGCTTGCTCTTGCGCTGTAAATCGTTTATATACAACAGGTTAGCTCACCGACTTTCAGACTCTCCCGATCAAAAATCCCCAATATCCCATCTGCCTGGCATGGCCGCCGCGAACTATCTGCGCCGATGCCACCTTCCGCCCGACCGTTGCCGCTATATGCTCCATATGCTTTAGACAGGCGGCCTCGTAATGATGGATTAGCCACAATTTGGACCTTTTGGTTTGCTGGCAGCCGCACAGTTCAATCGCCCAGATCGGGACTCTGCCGCCGAATTTTAGGCTGGCAAGGGCCGCGTCCGTCGCCACGATCCCCAGCGGATCGGCGGCACAGAGCGGCAACAGCCTTTCAATCACCGGCCAAGGGTTTGAGTAGGTGTCCACATCCACCAGGTTGGCTTCGATGCTCTTAATGTCTTCCAGTGGTAGCGGGTTCGCCTGATAGGGATACTGATGCCAAATGTGCCGGTGCATCATGCCGGAGCCGGGGAAGACATCGAAGACCGCCGGATTGTCGAGTAGGTCAGCCACGGCCTTCCTGATTTTAACTTTCGACAGGATGTCTGTGTTGTCCCGATGGATGAATTGCCGGCTACGTCTTGAACTTGTAGCCGCACTTCGGGCAGGTCGTCTCGTCATATTGCGCCTCGCCGGCCAGCTTCGGGTCTATCGTGTTCGGCGTCCACGTCATCAGCTTCTCCATCTCCTCCGGCGTCCAGCCGAGAACGTCCGTCGGGAACGCCCCAGTGTCCAACTCGGTCAGCAGGTCGGCCAGCGGCGCGTAGTCCCAGTCGGCCACGACCTCAGCCAGCCGGTTGTCCGCCACGTTGTAGGCGTGGGCCGTCTCCGCGTCCGCGAACGGCAGGACCACCACCGGGACGACCTCAAGTCCGGCGGCCCTTGCGGCCTCGACGCGCTGGTGGCCGGCCACGATCTCAAGGCCGGCCGGGGACCGCCAGGCGAGGATCGGCGCGGTAAAGCCGAACGCCTTGATACTCTTGCGGAGCCGGTCGAGGCCATCCGGGGTCGCCCGGCGCGGGTTGCCGGCGAAGGGCCGCAGGTCCGCCAGGGGGACGTAGACGATCGACAGGCCGGGCCGGGACGGCTGATCGGGCTGCTTCTTGGCCGCGCTCATGTGATGCCCCCGGTCTGCTGGGCGGTTAAAGCTGTCACCTGTTCTAATGTATATCCGGGAGGCACATGCAAACCAAACGCATGTTGAGCGTCCTTTAATCGGCTGATAGCAATTTCAGTTTTTGCCGCCTCATAGCCCCCCAGCCGCGCCCGCTCGATCTCGGCAACCCTGGCGGCGTCGGATTCGCGCCATTCGCGTTTGACCTCTTCCCAAAAAGCTACGGTTTCTCCGTATCTACAATCTCTTCTGTCTTCAATCAATCGAGCGCTATTATTCCCAGGATAAAGAGCCTTTAACTTTAGATTCAATTTCTTCCCGAGACGCATTATCCGGCTATTCGGCGTCGGTTGCATCAGCGGCCTCCTTCGCCGTCGCGCCGAGCATCCGGTCGCGGGCCGCCTCGGCCTGGTCGCGGTTATCATAGTCGGGCGGCGCCGGGCCGCTGTCCTCAGCCGAGAGGATTCCGTCGGCATCAGGCGCGACGGCGCGGCTGCCGTCTCCGGCAAGGTAAGCCAATCCAGCCTCAAGCTCCCCGATTCTGGCTCCCGCCAAATCCCTGATTGCCGCCTTGAGGTCTTCGCTGAAGCCATCAATGATCGGCTCGTGCCGCTTTAGTAACTCGACCAATTCCTCCATCGAGCCGCAGTCCACGAGCCGGTTCAGATACCAGGCCTCGACATCATCGGCCTTCCAGTCCGTGAAGTCCGGCACGCTCCACAGGTCGGCGGCCAGACCCGGGTCCCCATCGCTGGCCGGTTGCTCGAATATCTCGCGCTGCAGTTCCGCCGGGGCCAGCGGGCAAGTGGCGAGTATCTCCCCGGTCTCCAGCGACACCAGCCGCTTGACCCGGGCCGCGTGGTCGATCCAGACCTCGCAGGCGACGGTGGCCAGGTCGCCCTCGCGGATGCGGGAGGCCAGGGCGGAGGCGCGGTCCATCCGCTCGTCTATCCGGCCCTTGAAGTCTTTCTTGATCACTGCCAGTTCCGCCTCGAGCTCGTCGATCCGTCCGAGTACGGCCGCCAGCTCATCGGCCGTCTCGACCTTCGCCATGATGGACAGCGGGACGCGGACGTTGTGCTCCTCCGAGTCCGGCAGCTTGACGAATGACTCCGGGACGGACTGCGGCTCTGCGGATGCGGTCGCGGTGGCCACCTCCGGTTCCTCGTCGCCGGTGGTTGCGGCCATCGGCTCGGTCTCGTTGGTCGGCGGCGTTCCCTGCTCCGGCTCCCGTTGCTGCGGGGTCGCGGTCTCTACGGTCTCCTCAGCCTTGCGCTTCCACATGGGACTCCTCCCGGTTTATGGTTATCCTTCCGGTAATTCGGTAAGTTCGATTGCCACTTCACTCCGCCCAGCGTAAGCCTTCTCGCAGAACAGCCGGACGATCTGCCCGTCGTCCCGATAGGCGATCCCGTTCAGGCCATCCATCACCGCCTTGGCAAGATTCTCCACATCCGGACGCGTGTCCTTCCAGGCTTTCCATTTTGGTGCCGACTTCGGACGGCAGAAGTGGAATGCCATTTGCGCCTGTATCGGCCCTTCCAGCATGGGAGCGTTCTCGGCCTGCGCCGCAAGCTTCACCAGGTGCTCATATCGCTCGGTCTTCTGCGGCGTGTGCATAGCGATGAAGGCACCCCGGCGGACGGCTCGCGGGCGGCCCTTCGGGACGGCCTCGCCGGGGACTATCAGTCGGAAGCTCCGACACTGGTTAATCGTCCGTTTTGGCATCGGTCCTCTTTCGGTCGCCGAACCAGGCCGCGATCCATTCGGCAATCTCTTCCGCGGCCATCATCCGCGTCCGCGCTCGCTGGCTATGCAGTGCCACGTCGAGCCAGGCATACGACAGGTCACTCAGCCTGATTTGATGCTTCCGCAGTTCCCGCTGGAGATCCTCCATCGGCAGACTGTCTCGGATCACGTCAGTGGTCACGGTAGCACCCCCGGGACGTAGCAACCCGGCTCGCTGAACGCCCGGCGGAACATCCTCTCCAGGCGCGGCCCCGGGCCCTCGCGGACGAGCGCGAACTGGTTGATGGCCACCGCGCCCGTCCGGGCGTCCGGGACGGCCTCCGGCGCGGGCCGGGACCCCCGGCGGGCCACCGGCGGGAAGGCCCCGAGGTTGCCCTTGGCCCTGGCCCGCGCGTAGCACCGCGCGATCAGCCCGCGGGCGTAGATACGGCCCTCGGCGCCGCAGCAGACGCAGCGCCCGATCCTGTGTCGGTCAGTCTCCACTCCCATGTTCCGCTCCTTTCGGTAGGTGTTATTTCAGCATCCAGATGGCCAGCAGCCCCAAACTTGCCGACAGCCAGACCGTGCATCGCTCGCCGGGTATCTTGTAGGCCCGCTGGTTGAGATATTTCAGGCTCAGCAGCCACCTGCCGCCCAAAACAAGGGTGATCCAGTAACCGCCGATGGTAAAAGATCGCATCACTATTTACTTCTTTCCGGCCAGGCGGCGGTCGCCGGCCCGCTCGATGATCCGGTCCTTGCCGCACATCCCGGCGATCCGGCTCGACAGCCGCCGATCGATCCAGGCGTCGACCTCGTTGAGGTTGAGGTTCGACGTGATGATCGTCGGGAGGTCCCACTGCTCCCGGTGGTTGATGATGAGATAGTAGGTCTGCCTGGTGAAGTCCGTCAGCTTCTCGGCCCCGAAGTCGTCAAGCATCAGCCAGCCGGGGAAGCGCATGACCTCCCGGACCTCGTAGTTGGCCGCTTCGTAGTCCCCCTGGAGGCCGAAGATGAAGTCGGGGCAGGACAGGAACCGGACCATCCCGGTCCCCCGGCGGAGGGCCATCAGCCGGAGGGCCATCAGGCCGAGCACCGTCTTGCCGGAGCCGGGCGCGCCGTGGATGAACAGGTTGCCGCCGACCAGCTTGCGAGCCAGCACCTCATCCCCGAACGCGTCGACCAGGCCGCGAAAGTGCGGGGGGACCATCAGGCTGAACTGCTCCAGGATGGCGGCCCGGATGCGCTCTCGGTCCGCTGGAGTCATTCGCGGCTCAGGCGGTGATGCCAAAACCGTCAAACTTGTGGCCGACAGGTCCACGTTGATCTTTTTCACTACGGTCTCCTTGCTTCATTGCGGCCTCGATGACCTCCCACCGAGTCCGGTCCCCCCGACGCGTCCGTCCCCGCATCGCCGCCGGGCTGCGGCAGTTCTCGGCCCAAAAGGCGTCAGTCACGGCCCAGGCCATAAGCGCCTCTATCTCAGGCGGCGGGTGGCCGTCCACCTCGACCAGCATCCCGATCTCGTTGGCCCAGGCGGCGTAGCCGTCGAGCACCGGGTCGAGGCCGTTGGCGAACGGCTTGTGGGTCAGGCAGAGGTCCCGGAGCTTTTGAGCGAGGATGAGATAGTCGGGATTCCGCCGACGGCGGTCTTTTGTAGAGACGTTTTTTTCATTCTTACCATTCTTACCATTCTTACCATTCTTGTTTGTGGCCGGTTGTTGGCCGGTTGTTGGTCGGTTGTTGGTCGCTGTTTGGTCGTTCTGCTGGTCGATTTCTACGCTCTCGGACTGATAAATGCCCCAATTTGTTATAGTTACGACTGAGTATTTGTTGGTCGTTTTGATGGTCAGATTTCCTGACTTTTCCAAAATGGATAAGCAGGTCCGAATATTCCTCTCCGTCTGCCTTAATTCGGCGGCGGCGGCTTGGCGTCCGAAAATAAACTGGCCCGGCAGTAGGTCGATGAGCTGGTTTCCGACCATCGTTTTATGCCTCCGATGGCTTGCCCGAATCAGGCACCAGGTCCAGAATGTCCATATCTTCGGTCTCTGCATCAAGCCCGAATCCCGGCTCTTTCGCCACAGTCTTATCCAACCCCTATCCAATTAATTACCCTCAAGCACAAGAAAGCCCCCGGATCGGGCGGTGGAGGGCATTGGAACCCTTTGGAACCGTCACCGGGGGCTTCTGTGCTTGCCGTTGATTTTGTGGTCTCTCCAATGATTCCACCTTTGAGCCTGAGCATACATCCTGCTCCCTTTCTCAGCCTGCACCCAGTATAATATACCTATCCACGCCGCGTCAATCATTTTTTAAGAAGTCGGCCGGATTCCCTCGTTCCACTTGCGCGAGGTCGAAAGCGTCTTGAGTATGAGCCTACCGCGTGCCATTGGCAGTGTCGCCTCCAAAACGGATGATCCTGTCGGCAAGCTTCTCAGCGCGGTCAATGGGGATGCAAAAACCCTTACTTGTCCCGGTGGGTGCTGGCCGGTAAAGCCATTTAGGGTTATGTTGGTCGAGCCGTTTCAGCGTGTTCTTGCTAAATATATAAAAGATGGTATAGTCACCGATACCATAGAGCCAACTATTGTCATTGCGGTATATGCCACTCAGCACATAAGCGGCGTTGTCCTCATGTGCTTTTTCGGCGGTTTCTATATAGACGCGGCCCGTTTCAACCATCCGCTTGTCCAGCTTGATCTCAAGTCCCAAAAGGTTTTCCCGCTTGAACTGATATTGCTTGGAGGTCATGTTTTGTAACACAATGCCGCGCCGGTGTAGTTCTTCGCAAATGAAGTCCTGATAAGGCTTTGCGTCTTTTAGCTGGTATTCTCTATATTCTTCATAGCTGCCGAACTGCTCGCGGCTCCGGCCTGCTTGCCCCACGTCTCCCATCCGGGCACCTCCTTGCGGGCGAACAACTCTATGCGCTTCCCGTGAATGTAGAGCTTGTCTATGAGTTCCCGGAAATACTCCGGTTTCTCGGAATGAACGGCGCTCCTCTCTATTGAAATTACGCTGTCATGTAGTTCCGCCGCGTCCGGGATGCAGCTACCCCTTGTCGCCACAAGAAGCAGTTCGTGTCTGACCGAATTGTAATGGCCGGGGTTGTGCCCCACCTTGTCCCATATGAAGCTGGTCTTATATTGAAAGCCCCACGCCTCGATAACCTTGAATGAGTCCTGAAGCATAGGCGATGTAACCCAAAGAAAGAGCACGGCGTTGTCGGCGAGACTGTTCTTGATGTCGAGAGCACAAAGTTCATCAATGCTCATAGTCGAATAATGTTTCTCGGCGCGTCCGTATTGGCCGGTTATGACTCCGGCATCGGCGTATTGCCAGGGCGGGTCAGCGTAGACGACGCGGAACTTCCCTTTGATCTCGCCCGCAATAGCTTCGGCCGCCCGCTTCCGGCGGCGCACTTCCTGGCGAAGCTCGGCCCGCGTCCAGCCGTTTTGCTCGGCCAGATCAAGCAATTCGTCTTGTTCGGCTTTCGTCTCACGGCCCGCGACTTCTTTGTGATGAGACCAACTAAGAACTTCTCGCCGGCGAGAAGTTTCTATTTTGCCAGCAACCCATCCGGCATCGGCGAAAGTTTGGAAAGCAAAGCGTTCCGAATCAACAGCCTGGGCTGCCCGCTTGCCGTAAGCGTGCTCGCCATAGTGCCACCAGTCGCCGATCCACCACATGTAGCCGCTCTCGATGGCCGAAAGAGGGGCCGCTATCGCCTCCCATTGCTCGAAAGAAAGACCGGGCGGCAGTATAAGGGCCATCCGGGTAATTTTAGTTCCGGCGGGCAAGGACAAATCCAGAGCGGATTTAGCCAGCGGATACTTCAATCTCGCCTCCTTTCAGGCAAAAAGAAGCCCCTGCTCCGGGCGTAGATAGCGGCGGCGACCGCTTCGGAGACCCTCGGCAGAGGCTTCAGTTTGCTCAAATCGTGGTATCTCGCCGCCATATCTACTACCTCCTGCCGTCAATATACGCGCCCATCCGCGCCGTGTCCAGCGGTTTTTTCACCGGAACGCCTCCAGCCGTCCCGCCCGCGAGACGTGCCGCAGCCGCCGCAGCGCCCCGTCCCTTATCTGCCGGACCCGTTCTCGCGTAAGGTTGAGGTTCGCGCCGATCTCTTCCAGGGTGTATGTCCCGCCGCCGCCGAGGCCGTAGTAGAGCCGCAGGACCTCTCGCTCGCGGTTGGTGAGCGTCCCGAGCAGGCGCCCGAACTCCCCGGCCAGCAGGCCGGCGTCCAGCCGGTCGTCCAGATCGGGCTGCTTCCGGTCCTCGATGGCGTCCACCAGGTGCAGATCCAGCCGGAAGTCATCGTCCCCGTCCCGGTCGCATGCCGCGTCCAGCGACAAGGGTTGGCCGGACATGGCGAGCGCCCGGGCCAGCCTGTCCTCCCTCATCCCCATGGCCTCGGCCAGCTCGGCGAGCGACGGCTCCCGGCCCCGGCGCTGGCCGAGCCGGGCGCCGGCGCGATCAATGCGGTAGAGCTCGCCGATGCGGTGGGCGGGCATTCGGATCGTCCGCGACTGGTTGGCGACGGTCGAGCGGATCCGCGCCCGAATCCACCAGACGGCGTAGGTGAGGAACGTCAGGCCCCGACGCTCGTCCCAGCGCCGTGCCGCCATGATCAGCCCGAGATTGCCGGCACTGATCAGGTCCAGCAGATCAAGCCCGCGGCCCCGATAGTCCTTAGCCACTGTGACGACGAAGCGCAGGTTGGCCTCTACCAGCGCAGCCAGGGCCTCCGGGTCGCTGCTTTCGCGGATACGCCGGCCCAGGGCGGCCTCCTCCTCGCGGCTCAACAGCGGTATCTGGCCGATCTCCCCCAGGTAGCGACGAAGGGATGCGGAATGCGGCTCCGGCACGGGGTCAGGCCTCCCGGTCCAAACGTCGTATCCGGCTATTCAGCGTCGGTTGCATCAGCGGCCTCCTAAGCTCGGTTGGGGTCTTCTGCAAAACTTATCACACATCGTAATTCGTCGGATATACAGCCTTGTGTTATTTCACCTCGATCAACACGATCCAACAGAGAGGTCAATCTTTTACTATCGCCTGCAATGCTTCTTCAGCGGTCCATAGGTCACTCACTTTCCCGCCTCCTCTCTCAGCACCGCTTCAAGGCAGGAAAGGGCGGCGATGGTGGGGTCAGGGGCATATACTTCTTCCAGAGAGGTTGTTACATGCCTATGAGTATTGTAGTGAAAATATATGGCCCGCTCTTTCGGCACAAGCTTGCTTCTATTCCCCCAATACCAAGATATATCACGTTCGGTTAACTCACGCAGCACATCATCCAGCGTCGGCTCCCGGAAGCCCGTGCCGTGGCAGATAGGACACCTATACTCCTCACCCTCGAAGATGCCAGGCGAGTGCTTGCGGATCGAGGCGATCAGAGCTTGACTGGTCATTGGGTATTCCTCTCAATGCACTCAAGCCATGCAACAGCAACCGGCGTTTACTCCTTCGTCGCCGGAATGGTCCCGGCCGCGGCGTCCTCCGCCTGGGCGTCGATGATATCCGTCACGTAGTCGATGAGGTTCTTCTGGCGCCGGATCAGCCCGTTCAGGGCTTTGCGCTCGGCCCTCAACCTGTCCAGTTCCCTCACCTGGTTGTTTTGGTACTGCTCAAGCTCGTCCATTTTCATCTTCAATCCCTCCCTTTCGGTTTTTGGTTCCACGTGAAACGGGGTCCGGGGCGGAGTCCCTCGCCTCCCCCGGTCCGGCGTGACAGTCCGAGTTGGCCGGATCGGCTCCCGGACCCCGGTTTCGCTCAGTCAGTCAGCCGGGCGGTTCCATCGCTATTCAGGTCGACCATCTTCCCGTCGATCACCAGGCCGCCCAGCCGCATGTGCTCCCGCTGCTCGCGGTCCTCCAGGGCGTCCCGGCGCTCCTCCTCGCGCTCGGCGGCCCGGTCGTCCGTGTTCGGCTCGTACATTCGCCAGCCCATCGGTCCCCCCTCTCGATGTTATGGGGACGGGGTAGGTATCGAACCTACAATTCCCGTGGCCATCTCGGGCGTGTTCCGGTACTATACACTTCTCCGCCCCCAATTCGCTATTTAGTTAGAACGGCAGCCCATCGTCGTCCGCGCCCGGCTCGCGGTCCAGCCCGGCCAGCTCCCGGATTTGGGGCCGCCAGCGGGCATAGCCCTCGATGGAGTCGTCCCGGAGGTCTCGCTCAAGCTTCTGGATGATCCCCCGGCTCTGGCCTCGCGGCGGACCGCCGAGCTGCGCTTCCAGCGCGGTCTTGCGGTTGGACTCGCCGAGCAGGCTGGCGGCCTCGCAGGCCGAGCCCCAGACGGCCCAGAGGGTTTTGAGCATGTTCTCCGTCGGCGGCTTGCCATCGGCCTCCTTGTCCGGTTCCGGCTTGGCCGCGGCCTTCTCGACCGGCGCGCCCTCGCCGCCAATCTGCTTGATGAAGCGGACCGTTTCCTCAAAGCCCTCGGCCTCGTCCCGCTTTAGCTGGTCGATCAGGGCCGAGGCCCGCCACTTCGGCAGGTTGGTCAGGCTGTCGATCTGGCAATAGGCGTGGATGGCCCGCTCCTTGCCCTTGTAGTCGGCGACCCCGGCCTTCTCGCAGGCCGAGCCGAAGATCGCCCAGAGGGCCTTGCGCTGTCCCTCGGTCAGCGTTACCGGGTCGTCGCCCTCGCCGCCGGAGGACCCCCCGCCGTTCCGGGCGTCGCCGGACCGGGACCCCTGCGAAGCCGCGCCACCATTGGTCTTGGTTGCGCTGGCGTGGCCGCCGCCGTTGCTACCGGCCTCCTCGGCCCGCTCCTCATCCTGGCTGACGCCGGAGGGCAGCGCCGCCTTGAGCTTGCGAACGTCGCCGCCGGGCAGGGCGTTCTCGGGCAGTGCCGGCGGGTCCCAGCGGAACGCCTCTTTGTCTTTGGTACGGCCCCGGTAGGCACCGCCCTTGTGAACGTCGGCGAAGGCCGCGTCGAGCTTATAGAGGTAGCGGCCGATCCCCCACTGGACCGCCGCCCGCTTCATCGCACCGGACAGGCCGCCCTTGACCGGCTCGATGTCCGTGTTCTCCGCCCCGTCTTCCTTGGCGACCCACTCGCCGCTCTCCGGCCGATGGATCGAGATGATACAGACGACGCCGCCGGAGGGTCCGGCCCGGAACTCGTTTCGCCAGCCGAGCGGCCCGAACACCTCGTCAAGGCGCTCCATGATCGCCCGGTTCTGGACGTAGGGCACTACTATCGCCCAGATCGAGCCGTCGTCGCGCTTGCGGCAGGTCTGGACCTTCCACTCGATGTCCTCGGCGGGGAATGCCTCGATCAGTTTCCCCAGGTCCGGCTTCCGCTCCTCAGCCACGGAAAGCCCCCTCTCTCAAAAAAGGATAGGGCCCCGACTTGCGCCGAGGCCCCCGGCGCGGCGGTCGCACGGAGGAGTGGAGGCAGAACCGTGCTCACGCTCGCGTTTTTGATGGTCTTGATTTTGCAGTCTTCCGGCAAGGGTTCCACTCCTTTTTCAGCCACCTACAATATAGGGACCGGACGGCCTCCGGTCCAGCCTTTTCTCCGGCCTCAGCCCCGGGCGTCCCCGGCGTCGATCTCTTCGCGCCGTCGCCGGACGGCATCCGCGGCCATGCGGTCGCCCCGCGCGGCGGCGCGGGCCAGGCACCAGCCGAACAGCCAGCCGCCGACCCAGACTACCAGGCCAGTAATGCCAATCCACAGGATGTTGCTCATATTTAACTTCTCGCCTCCTTTGCCGCCAGAATATCACCGGCCATTGCCAAAGCTTCGGACCATGCTTCCCGGTATTCAGCAGTTACAAGATTTTTAAATTCAATCTCCTGTATCTTCTCCGCCAGTTCTTCGCCCGCATCGGCTTGGGTGCAAAGAGCATCAAAGTTTCTACAAGTTTCGTGCACGGCCTCGCTTACTTCTCTTCGGGATTCTAACGGTTCCTGATTCATCCTTCGCTCCTTTCCTGCCGCTCCCAGCGGTCCAGCACCTCGTCCGGGTCCGGCAGCTCGCCCGGCTCGCCCCGGATGGCCAGTCGCTCCGCCTCCACCGCGAACAGCTCCAAGATGCTCCGCCGGTCGGCGATGGAATGGCCGCGCCCGCGGGCCAGATGGTCCAGGTAGTTCTCGGCCCGCTGAAGCTGCTGCTCCGGGTCGGTCCGGTTAGGCTCGGTCATCATCGGGGGCGACCTCCCGTTCTCCCTCATCCAGCAACAGCGAGTCCAAGCCCGGCATCGACACCCGCCGGCCACAGGCCCGGCACTCATACTCCGCGCCAGCCGATCCCATGCCAGTCAGTTTGATGTGCCGGTGGGTGCAGGTCTCCGGCTCTATGAACAGCCTCGGCGCCAGCCGGGCGGCCATGCCCTGGACGAAGTTGATCTCGGCCAGGTCCTCATTCAGCGTCGCCGCGACCTGCTCCCTGGTGCCGACGCTGGGCTTTCCCGCCGTCAGACGTTCGATCCGCGCCTGGGCGTCCGCCTCCAGCAGGCCGCGCATCCGGTCCAGGACGGCCTCGAACTCCGCTCGGGTCGTCATCGGGATTTCGCCGCGTCGCGCAGCGCCTCGCGCGTCAGGACGATCTCGCGCTCGAAAGTGGTGGCGGCCTTGGCGACGGCCTCGCGCAGGGCGGCGAGTTCGGCGGCGATACCCTGAAGAGCCAGAACTAAAGCGCGGGACTGGTCTACGGACGGCTCATCATCGGCCTGCACGGTGGCCCTGGCGTGGGTTAAATTATCCAGAGCATCGGCGAACTTACTCTCGGTGTATGCCAGCATCATGGCATTTCCCCCTTCTCGACGGGCACGGCCAGCGTGGTCCGGCAGGCCGCGCAGTTATAGAGCCGCAGGTCCGGCAGTCCCGGCACGGTGTGCTGGACGCCGATGAACTCGCGGCCCCGGTCGTGGCGGCACCGGCCATCCGGGCGCTCGGCCAGCCGCCGGACGACCAGTTCGCGCGCCAGCCGGAGACCGTCCACCTCGGGCAGCGCCGCGAGTACCGCGTGGCCGGGCAGGTCGCCGTAGAGCAGGGCCGCCGATAGCAGCAGGTCCGCCGCCGAGTCGAGGTCCGTCCCGTCCGGCTCGCGCGGGCAGGCCCGGCGCAGGCTGGCGCCGATCCGCTTCCAGGCGAGCTCGAGGGCCGAGAGGGCCAAGCCGGCACTGGTGCTCCCACCTATTGACCGCATAATTCATGCTCCTTCCAGATAATCAATGAGTCGCGTGAATTGCCAAGAATTTTCAGCGTCCCCTGCGGCGTCCCCTGTGGCGTCCCCTGCGGCGTCCCCTGTGGCGTCCCCTGCGGCGGCCCATGTGGCGGCCCATGCGGCGTCCCCTGTGGCGTCCCCTGCGGCGGCCCCTGCGGCGGCCCATGCGGCGGCCCCTGCGGCGGCCCCTGCGGCGGTCCCTGCGGCGGTCCCTGCGGCGTCTAATTGTTCCTTATCAATTTCACCATGCGCGAACCGCCGGGCCGCCTCAATGGCTCGCGCCGGACGATCATCACCAGGATATTTCGCTGTCCACAGATGCAGGACGTGCTCGGCGCAATCGGCGGCGAATAGTCGGATCGCGCGCGGCCCCATCGCCTGCCGGATCAGCCGCGCTTGGCTGAACACGTGCTTATTGCCGCCATGCTCGACGTGCTCTCCGCGCCCCTCGGCCAGATAAATGTAGTCGCCTTGCAGCCATTGGAGTATATCTTTGGCCTCGACAAGGTGATAACCGCGCTTACATGGGATGATGTTTCGGAGCCGGGGCATCCAGCGACCGGGCCGCTTACCCTTCGGTAGATGCCACGCGCCGGAGCCGCCGTTGCAGGGCTCTCCATCCGCGTTCAGTATCTTGTAGTAATTCATGTTTCCGCTCCTTTCTCCGGTCGGCAGCTCCCGTCACGCTCAATCTGGCCCAGCGCCAGGTCCAGCCAGCCGGGCACCGGGACGTGCCCGCGCTCCCAGCGCCGGACGGTCCGCTCTGAGCAGTTGAGCCAAAACGCGAGGGCGGCGCGGGATAGACCGAGCGCGACGCGGCGGGTGGTTAAATCGGCAGGGATCATCTCCGCTCCTTTTTGAGGGGTCCATCTCTACCTTCCGTCCTTAATATATATCATCCCGGACAGATTGTCCAGCCTTTTTTTCACTTTTTTTACGATTTTTTCCTGGGCCGCCGGGCTGGCTCCCGGCCGCAAAAAACCCGGAGGGGGGTCCGTTCTTTCGTCTGGACCCCGCCGTCCGGGTTCGCTCGCCCTCCCGGCTGAGGGAGGACTTACGGCGAGCTTGCTTGCTTGCTCTCGGCCTCGGATGGCTCCGGCTTCTTCAGGCCGTCGGCCAGGCCGCGCAGAATGTCATAGGCCGTATTCCGGACGTTGCCCCAGACCTTAGACGAGCTCTCCTGGCCAGCCTTCCGATTGATGGTCCGGCCTATCAGCCGGCCGAGCTTGAAGGCCAGCTTGTAGGTCAGCGTCCGCGGTGTGATGGCGACGCCAAGAGCCGCCGCGATTGCCACCACGGCGTCGAGGTTGCTGATCGCCCAACTGGCCGCGTGCGTCAGTATCCCGATCAGGTGCATTTGGCTGCTCCTTTCCGGTTGAATCGACTATCTCGACCACGATCTTCGTCTCCGGCTCCAGCAGGGCGATCAGGGCCGCGAAGGCCACCCGCGACCGCAGGACCGCCCGGCGACCATCCAGCCAACCCGACTGCTCGCCTGGCAGGATGCAGCCGTCAGTGTCCGTCGCCCAGTTGCCCCAGTGTATTTCGATGTCCCGGCGGTTCGGGACGTTCACCAGCTTGAACGTCGGCCCGTAGGTCGGCGACTCGAAGCGGACGGCCCGGTAGACCCCCGGCGGGATGCAGGACTCGCCCGGCAGATTATCCCGCCAGGGCGGCTCCAGCGTCGCGCATTGGTACTCCCCGTCCAGCCGGAGCTCGCCGACGGTCTCCGTCGGGTTGCTCTCGCGGCGAATGATCTTGAGCTGCCTCATGCCGTTTCATCTCCCGGCGGGGTCAGAGTTGCCGCCCAGGATGCCCGCCAGGGCCTCCAGGACGCGCCAGGACCGGCGATGTCCCCCGGAGACGCCTTTCTCTCTCTCTACCTGGCCGGGTATTCACTGTCCGGCTCTTCTCAGAGCAGGACCGCGCCGGATAGCAGCGCGATCTCCGCCTCGGCCCGGTTCAGCTTTACGTCGACGGCCGCCTCGTCCTTGGCCGCGATCTTGATGCCCTCGGCTTCGGCCAGTTCGGACAGCCGCCGGAGCCGGGTAAGGAGCTGGTCTATGGTATTCACCTTTTCCCTGATGCGGTTGTTTCGCTGCATCAAGCCGTCGAGCTTTACCAGCCTCGCTTCGTTCATACCGCCTCCAATTCGGTTACGCGGCCTCTCAGCCGCTCGTTTTCGGTCTCCAACTCGACGATCCGGCCCTCGTGGTCCTGGAGCGCCAAGTGGTGGCCGGCGATCACCACCCCGCGCCGCATGGCCGCCGGCAACCCCTCTTCGTCATAGACCAGGAAATCGGCCAGCCCCGCTTCGTGGAAATCTTCGGCGATGAACCCGAAGCTGGTCTGTGGCGTCGCCCCGTCCTTCTCTTGCTTGGTGTCGTAAGACCGGACCGGCTGATCCAGGAATGCGCGCAGATTGAGCGGCCAGCCGCGCACGTTGTCCTTGAATCGCAGACTGGAGCTTTCATAATAGATTAGATCGTTGCCGGCGTCATATTCAACGGCGGCCCCTGCGTAGCTCTTGCCGTAAAACCCGTCTATGGACAGCGCCCCGGCGAGTGCCCCGGCGAGTTGAAATTTCATTCCATAGGTGCCGCTGCCCCAAGTCGTGCCCGGCGCGGCGTCATACACCAGGACCAGACTGTCCGCCGAGTAATCATAATAGGTATAGCGGGCCGCCAGGTCGCCGCAGTCCCAGAGGATGCCCGCGTCGAAATTGCCGGTGTGCTCGATCTCGAAGACTGACCCGGCGGAGGCCTGCGCCCGGCTCATCACGCAGCGGTTAAGGCCGCCGTCGATCAGGAGCGCGCTGGCCTCGCCATCAGTCTCGAAGCGGGAGTCGAGGTCTATTCCGCCCTCGTTAAAGACCGTCTCGGTGCTGGAAAAGCTGAGTCGGCTGTCATTTGTTATCGCTTGTCCAGCAGCTATTCCAAAGTCCGCATATATTGCAAGCACATCGTTATATTTGGATATAAAAAAGTTCGAGCCCGCGTCGGAGCTTTTCCACCCAGTTTGATAGTAACAGTCAAAGGCGATGTTGATACTATCGTGTGACATATTCATTAGTTGCATCAGCGGGTAATCATCGCTCGCCGTCGTGAACTGCATATGAGGTCCGGCCGCGCTCGCGTTCGGCCCCTCAATCGCCAGCTTCGCCATGCCGACGGCGCCCTTCGGCGGGTCGGTGCCGATCTCGCCGATCATGAGACCGGAGAGGATGTGGACGTACTGTCCGCTGGTGAGGCGAAGACCTTCAGCCAGTGCTCCCGTATTCCGTGTGAACCAGGATATCCGGGTCGGATAGGCCACCTCCGACCAGTTCCCATCGGCCACGAAACGGACATGGCTTCCGACATAGTAGTTGGTGCCCCCGAATCCGAAGGCGGGGATGAGGCCGATATAGTCGCCCGAGACCAGGGCAACCTCCCCGGCCCCCACGTCGCGCGACTTATAGAAGCACAAGGCAGCGTTGTCTATATTGGCTCCGCTCTCGGCGAGGTACATGTTCCACGCCTCCAGCTCGCAGCCGGGCATCGATATCCCATAGACCGATCCGCGAATCATAACCTCCCCTATCTCTATCTGGCCCACCCCGGCGGTGTTGAAGAAGGTGATGTTCCCGCTCGCGTCCCACTGCCCCAGCGAGGCGGCATTCAGCCTGATCCTTATCCCGTTGGTCGAATCCACGGTGATGTTGACCTTGCCCGCCCCGTACTCCCCGAGGCCGATCCCCCACGCGGTCGCCGCGTAGCCGTAGACGCCGTTCAGGTTGCCGAACTGGCTGTAGTAGGTCTGCGTCGTCCAGGGCGCGCCCGCGTGGGTGAACACCCGCACGTAAGGCGCGTTCCCGGCGGTGGCCCCGGAGGCGATCAGGACGCCGCCCTCGCCGGACGCCCCGTAGTTGACGACCGTGGCGCCCTTCTTCCAGGCTGGATTAGTGTTCGGGGCGTAAGCGCCGGCCATGTCCCGGTTGACGATGTAATTTGGTGCGCCCGCGCTGTTTGTCACTTCGAACCACTCATCGTCGAGGCCGTCCTTGATTCGCAGCATGTCCCCGACGGCGAAGGTCTCGGCCCCGGAGACGAGCAGATATACAGGCCCCTCCCAAATGGTCATATCACCAGCCAGCACGTCCGATGGCCGGACCAGCAGGTAGCCGCCGACGGCCGATACCACGTCCTTCTGGAAGACGGCCGTGCGGATCATGCCCCGCGCCCGGATGTTGCCGACCTCCAACAGGTCCGGCTCAAGCGTGAAGCCCGCGCCGGCGACTCCGGTCACGTAGTTGGATGAGCGGACGCGCAGGTTGGCCCCGTCGATGGTGATGTAGTTTCCCGCCGTCGGCCCGCAGCGGATGAGCGTGTTCCCGGCGTCGAGGAGTATCTTGGCGCTGGCCGCCGTCGCGTTGTCGGCGAGCGTGGTGCTCGTGAAGTGGAATCCGGCGAGCTTCTGCTGCGTGTCGCTCATCTCGAAGATCACGGTCGAACCGTCGGTGGCATAGCCCTTAAGGCCGTAGACCCCGGCGGACAGGTAGCCGACCTCCACGCGCTTGGCCGTGTCCTCATAGACGATCAGCCCCGGATTGCCGGAGGCGAGGACCACGCCGTCATTCGGGCTGGATGTGGGCGTCCCCGAGGCCAGCTTGTACAGGTAGCCAGCGATAACCGTCCAGCCGGCGATAGCGCCGGAGGTGGCCGTGATCGATCCGGTTATCGTGGCGCTCGAAGCCGTGAAAGCCCCACCGGCCGTGAGCGACGTGTTGACGCCCGCCCAGGACAGGTTGGTCCCGTCGAACTTGATGAAGCGGGTGCCGCCCGCGCCGCCGGCGTAGAATCGCGGCGTCCCCGCGTTGTATTGGCACTGGACGCCCTGGTTGCCGAAGGTCGAGGTCTTGAACCACCACTGCGTCCCGTCGAGGTCGAAGGCGGCGGTGTTGGCGGCGTTCTGGATCAGGCCGGTGACCAGCGTCCCCATGTCCGGCGAGCCGTCGGAGAGATATCGTTGGGTTGTCCCGCTGAACGAGCCGGAGAAGTCTGAGGCGGTGCCCGCGCTCGTGTAAGCCTTGACCCAGAAGAAAAACTCGGTGTTGCGCAGGAAACCGCCCGATGGGGCGATCTCGCCGGTCGTGACGAAGCCGCCAGCCTCATAGTAGCTGGTAACCAGGCACATGGCGGTTGCGGTGTTCGGGTCATTCACCGTGTTGTACCAGACCTCGTAGTAGCGGGCACCCTCGACGACCTCCCAGGCCAGCTTGACGCCCGCCCAGGTGGTGTCGAGAACCTCCACCGCGATGGGTGCCGACGGCGCGACCGGCACCTGGTCGATGGCCTCCGAGTCGTCGGCGGCCGCCGGCAGGTCCTGGCGGGCTTGGTTATCGTTGACGCTCCGCAATTTGACGTATAGCGTGTCGCCGACCTTGAATTTCCCCTTGGCCCCGTCGAGCACGTAGCCCGCGCCGCTCTTGTCGTTCCCGTAGTAGACGTAGGTCGAGTCATCGGTGGACAGCCAGACCTCGACATGGTTCCAAAAGATATTGTCGGGCGGCGTGAACGTCAGGGTCACCGTCGACGTCCAGGAGTGGTCGGCCTGCTCCACGATGTCGGCCGCGGCGGTCTCGGTCAGCGTGATGGCCGTGCAGGTCTCGGCCGTCCACGGGTTCGGCAGGGTCGCCCCGCCGGTGTTCGCCTGGGACGGCGCCTTGACGTCCGAGTAGATGTTCTGGTACTCGCGGAGGATGAAGTGCATCGTGTGGTCGTCGTTGTAGGACTTCCCGACTACCACGAACGCCTTGGCGTTAAATCCCGTCGTGGCGCTGAATGTCACAGCCACCCGGTCGTAGAGTTCGAGGTCCGCAGCGCTGTCGGTCGTGTCGCCGGAGATGCAGTCGAGTTCGACCATGTAGCGGCACCAGGTCACCCGGTTGAACAGGAACTGGGCCCGCCGCTGGGCGATCTCCTCGTTGGTGATGTATTGGCAATTCTGCGTGAGCAGCTTTTCGCCCACGTCGTTCACGCTGTCGTCGTCCCGGACTGTCACCTGCGACTCCGGGAAGGTCGCGGCGGTCCCGTCCAGGTAGTTGACGCGGACGGAGTTGGCGACCAGCTCGCGGCTCCAGGACACCGAGCCGGGGACTATGTTCGAGGTCGTGAAGGTGTAGAGGGCCGAACTTTGGAGGTGGTCGTAGACGACCTTCCAGACCGTCGCGTAGCTGGAGTTCATCGATTTGACGAGCGTCCCGTGGAAGCTGGAACAGATCAGCCGCTGCATGTCGCCGAGCGACATCTCGGTATCGAATGAATAGTCAAAGCGGTAGCGCGGGATCGTATGGCCGGAGGGCACGGCGTCGGCGTACTCCTCCAGGGCCAGGAACGACGTGGTGTCGATGGTGACGGTCTCCTTGCGGACGTTCACGAGGAAGTCGCGGAGGATGACCGCCGGGTTGCGCGTGAAGCCCTCCGTCATGTCGATGTCGGCCTTGTTCGCCACGAGCAGGCAGGAGGTCGCGCCCTTGTCGTCGAGGTCGCTGCTCAAGGCGTCGCCCATCCTGGTGACCAGGCTCGCCGAATACTGGGCGACCCAGCCCTTGCCGAGCGTGCTCGTGATGTACGACCGCAGCTCCGAGAGCGTGTCCTTGTTCGCGTCGGTCAGCGTCAGGACGTCGCTCCCGGCATACTGGCCGCCGGTGATGGTGAGCGTCATGGTGTTCCCGGAGATGGCGACCGTGGCGTCCGTCGCCGGCGGGCTGCCGCTGTTGGCGTTGTAGATGTAGAAGACGGTCAATCCGCCGTCGGCCAGCGGGATCGGCGCCAGCTTCCGCGCCTGGACGATGGCCTTGATCTGCGGGTTGGCCCAGAACTGGTTGGAGCTTTTGTCGATGCTGACCTTGGCCCAGGCGGTCCCGCGCCGCGCCTGGTTTTCCCCGGCCGTGAACTTGGTCGCCGAGGCGTCGGCGGTCTGCGTGCGGTTGCCAGGCCAGTCGGTCGTTATGCCGGAGGACCGCTGCTGGCCGTTGAGATAGATGTCGGTCGTGGTCAACTGGTTGACGGGTCCCTGGCAAAACGCGGCGGCGACGTAGAGCATCGAACTGGAGCCGATGCCCGCCTCGGCCTGGACGTTGTAGCCCGGCAGGAGCACCCGCCCGTAGGCTAAAGGCACGCAGTCGGTCCGCCGGGGCGCGCCCGAGGCCGTCCCGTATCGGCTAAAGCCCTCCCGATATCGGTGGGAATGTCGGGCGAAATAATCCTGAATCTGGTAGATGGCGACGCCGGCGAACACCCCGCCGACGGCGAAGGGCGCGATGGTGGCCAGGAGCGATTTGGCGGCGACCGCAACGCCGGTCTCGATCCCGCGCTCGGCGGCCATCGCCCCCTGAATACCGATGGGAACAGGCATTGCTCAGTCCACCCCCGAGGATTCGGTTTCGATGGGAACGGCCAGGAAGCCCCCGAAATTGGCCTTGTTGTCCGCCGACGGCCCCGAGGCCGTATTGTGCGCACAGGTGTTGTAGAGTTTGGTGCAACCCTTATAGAGCGTCCAAGTATCATTCTCGGCCGGAGTCACGGCGGCCCCGGCGTCGGTCTGTAGCGGCAGCTGCCAGATGATTTTATCGCTTGACGCCGTAAAACTATAGACAGTCCGAGTAAGGGTCTTTCCGATGGAAGCTATTGTTATCTCGATGATTCCCTCATTCCAATAGCCATTGATATCGACAATTTGAGAGTCCGTAAGCTGCGTTGAGGAACAGCCGGCGGCGTCGGCTGCGTTCAGTGTCCCAGTGCGCTTCATCGGCGCGATCGCCACGTCGGTCAGGTCTGCATAGCCATCGGCGTTGCACTCGGTCCCGCCGAAGCGCCAGCCGCAGAGCTGCGAAAACTTCCGGCCGGTCCACTTGCGGGCGATCCCCTTGTCCTCGGACGCCCGGATGGCCAGCCAGGTGTCGTCGAGGCCGGCCGAGTTGATCCAGCCGTCGAAGACCAGCTCGAAGTCGTTATCGCCGAGGTCGTCGGTGAATACGCGGCGGATGATGAGCTTGCAGAGCGTGAGCTGGCTGTACCAGACGTAGGCCGTCATGTCGCCCGACACGTTGTCGAGCCGGAGTTGGGCGGTCTGCGGCTGGTCCTCAAGCATCTGGACCGGGCCGACGACCATGGCCTTGGCCGTCCAGGTCTGGCCGGAATTCCAGGTTGTGTCGTCCTTGCCGGAGCAGAAATAGATGGTCCCCTGCTCAAGCTGGATTTCCACCAGCCAGACGGGCTTCTTGGCCGCCGCCTTTATCTGCGTCAGGTAGTCCGCGCTCAGTGATTTGGCCATGTTTTAAAATTTACCTCATGCTGGATTAAATTTCTCCACGAGTTCGTTTTTTTACCCACGTTTTGAAATCTTCCTCACGCAAAGCTAAATTTGCTTTTGCTCTCGTTTTTTTACCCACGTTTTGAAATCTTCCTCACGCAAAGCTAAATTTGCTTTTGCTCTCGTTTTTTTACCCACGTTTTGAAATCTTCCTCACGCAAAGCTAAATTTGCTTTTGCTCTCGTTTTTTTACCCACGTTTTGAAATCTTCCTCACGCAAAGCTAAATTTGCTTTTGCTCTCGTTTTTT